CAACCAGGAGCAGAAGCCCCTGCAACGGAGGCAGCCCCGCCTGAAAAGCCGGCTGGTTTGCCTGAAAAATTTGAATCGGTTGATGAGTTAGTAAAGTCTTATCAAGAATTAGAAAAAAAATTAGGGGCAGCTTCAACAGAGGAAACTCCTAAAGTTGAGAAGGAAGGCCTTGAAATTGCTGAACAAGCAGCAGACAGCGCTGGTCTTGATATGGATGCACTCGTTCAAGAGTATCAAAAGGATGGACAGTTGTCAGATAATACTTATCAAAAGTTTGAGAAAGTTGGTATTACAAAAGAATACGTTGATACTTATATTGCAGGACAAGAAGCTTTACAACAGCGTCAATCAAGTGAAATTAAAAATACAGTTGGTGGGGACGAAGCTTATTCTAAATTAGTAACTTGGGCCTCGGACAATTTGAACGCTGCAGAACAAGAAGCTTATAACAACGCAGTTAACTCAGGAGATATGGAAACGGTAAAACTAGCTGTGTCTGGTTTGCAAGCGCGTTACATAGGAAACACTGGTAGTGAACCTAATTTACTCAGTGGTAAAGCCTCAGCTCCGACAACACCTGGTTATCAGAGTTGGGCACAAGTAACAGCCGCTATGGCTGACCCTCGTTATGAAACTGATTCTGCTTATAGAGCTGAAATACAAAATAAATTAAAAGGAAGCAGTTTATAATGTATATAGCTTTGTTAAAAAAACATTACGAAACTGAATTAGCGAAAGCCGAAGTTCAAATTGATTATGCTTTGCAGAATCCTGGTACAAGTTCATTTGAAACTGTAAAAAATAATTTTGATTCTTTAGTTCAATGTCGACAAGCCTTAGATATGCTTGAGTCTATTGTGTCTAAAGCAAAGAAAGATTCTCCTGAAGAAACCAAAAAGAAATAGCTGTGCTAACTTATTAGTTGGCAGCTAGCTTAAACATTTCATCGGAAATAACCTGACCTGGTGCGCCAGACAATCTTGTGAAATAACGATAGTAAATGTAACAGCTTACATCAAAATTTTTTCACGGAGGAAATAACAATGGCAAACGCAACACCAGCAAGTATTGGTAGAGCCAATGCCGGTGGTTCCGAAGACGCCCTATTTCTAAAAGTTTTTGCAGGCGAAGTCCTGACATCTTTTGAAAGAGCGTCTGTTACTCAAGGTGCCGATATGGTTAGAACTATCTCTAGCGGTAAGTCAGCGTCCTTCCCAGTAATGGGCAGAACAACTGCAGCATATCACACACCAGGTGCGGAAATCACTGGTACTGACGTAAACCATAATGAGAAAGTTATTTTAATTAATGACCTTCTTGTATCTAGTGCGTTCCTTTCTAATTTGGAAGAAGCAAAAAATCATTGGGATGTAAGAAGTGCATACTCTACAGAAATAGGTAGAGCTTTGGCTTTCGTCAAAGACAAACACATTTTACAAGTCATCGGTTTAGCTTCCCAAGCTAGTGCTAACGTGTCCGATTCAGGATATGGAGCAGGGACAACAGTAACAAACACTGACATTGCAAACGCAACTGACGCTACTTCAGCAAACGGATTCATTGCAGCATTATTTGATGCAGCAACTGCTTTAGATAACAACTATGTTCCTAAAGAAGGTAGAATCTGTTTCCTAGACCCTACAATGTATTACAAGCTTTCAAACGCTACTAATGCAATTAACGTAGATTTTAGTGGTGAAGGTTCGATTGCTACTGGCCAAGTACAGAAAATTGCAGGTATCGAATTAAGACCTATGGCTCATTTTGTAAAAGATGACGTAGGTACTTCTGATGCTGACGCAGGTTCTGCGACTCAAGGTGGTTCAACACCTCAGTCTGTAAACTTGACTAACTATGAGGGCTTAGTATGCCACCCTAGTGCTGTCGGTACAGTTAAACTACTAGACTTAGCCGTTGAAAGCGAATATGATATTCGTAGACAAGGAACCTTAATGGTTGCTAAATATGCTATGGGACATGGCGTATTAAGACCTGAGGCTGCTGTCGGTATCAAAGAAGCTTAACAACAGTTAATAACTTAGGGTAGATGGTTGATTCCGTCTACCCTTTTTTTCAAAGGAGCAAATAATGGCAACACAAATTACACCTACTACGGAGCTGCAGGCAGTAAACATTATGTTGTCTACCATTGGAGAAGCACCTGTAAACACAATCGAAGGTACAACTAATGTTGATGTGTCTGTAGCAAAATCAATTCTTGATGAAACGTCTTTAGCATTGCAAAGTGAAGGGTGGAACTTTAACACCCAACCTAAATACACTGTAACTAAAGATGATGAAAGTAAAATACCTTTACCAAGCAACACATTACAAGCAGACGCTGGAGCTGATTTTAGATATAGAAATCTTATTATTCGTAATGGGTATCTTTTCGATGTTGATAACAATACTGATACATTTACTGGAGATTTACCACAATTAGATTTAGTGCTCGCACAGCAATTTGAACAAATACCTGAGTATGCAAGACGCTACATTACAATGAAAGCAGCACGTCGTTTTGCCTCAAGATTTATTGGTGATGACACACTTACTGCACTTATACAACAAGATGAACAAGAAGCACTTATAGCATTTAAACAAGCTGATTCACGAAGTGAGGACAATAACATATTAACCAGCGATGCTAATACATATTCAATTATTAACAGGTTACCTAGAAGGAGATATTAATGGCTGTAGTTTCTCAGACGATACCCAATTTTAATAATGGTGTCAGTCAACAAACACCTACTCAACGTTTAAGCAGCCAAGCAACTGAACAAATTAATCTTGAAAATAATTTACTTAATGGACTATCTAAACGTCCACCTTTAGAATACATTGCTGACGTAGATGGGAGCAATGTTTATCCGAATACTGTGAAAACATGGCCTATTACACGGGATGAAAATAATCAATATTTAACAGTGTGGTATAACGGGGGAGTAAAAGTATTTGGTTTAGATGGTACTTCTAAAACAGTAAACACTCCTGATGGTGTTTCATATTTAACTAGCACAAATCCAAAAGAACATTTTAAAATGGTCAACATTGCTGACTATACTTTTGTTGTCAACACATCTATAACACCTACCGCTGATAGTTCAACATCAGCTGCTAAAGTAGAAGAATTTTTAATTTATGTAAAACAAGCAGGGTACGGTAGAGAGTACACAGTTCGTTTAACACATCCTGATATTACCACTGACCTAGGGTACACTTGGATAGAAATGCGTTTACAGATGCCAACTGGTTCTAGCGCTACTCATGACACAGCTTTTAGTGATACATCTAAAATTGCAAACATTTTATTGTATGGCAGTTCAAGCCAATATTGGAACGCATCTTCAAGTATATCTGTAAACGTAGTACAACTTACTGGTTCTACAGAAACTTCTTTAAGCACTACTACAGGATTAGCAAATGATTCAAGGATAACTCCGTATTTTGATTTTGAACAATATAGTTCTACTATTTATGGTAAACCTAAAGATGGTGACGCAAACTACACAGTCGGCACACGAGATGGTGCAGGTTCATCAGCTATGTATTCTATAAGAGATTCAATTAATGATTTTGGACGGTTACCATTTTATGCAAAAGCAAATGTTATTATTAAAGTTACTGATGACGAAGGTGATAATATCAGTGATTACTATGTCAAATTTGAAGATGAAGGCATCTGGAATGAAACTATTGGTCCGGGTGTTTCTGCTGGTATAACAGACACTACGTTTGTTCACGCGTTATTAAACAACAATGATGGTACATTTACTTTTCAAAAATTAGCATGGACAGATAGATTGGTTGGAGATTTAGTTACTAACCCAAACCCATCATTTATTGGTAAACCAATTGCAAATTTAACTTTTTATAAAAATAGACTGGGTATATTATCAGGTGACAATCTTATTCTTTCAGGAAATGCAGACTTCTTTAATTTCTTTAGCACAACAGTCACTGCTGTATTGGACACAGATGTTATTGATATAGCAGCCTCAGGAACAGAAGTAAACTTTTTAAAGAATTCAGTATCTTTTAATGAAGGACTTTTATTATTTTCAGATACAGCACAATATAAATTAGAAGGAGCCCAAGGTGTTATCTCACCGACAACAGCAATACTAAACGAAGTTTCACGTTTTCAACATGATGATATTGTAACACCTATTAGTGCCGGACGTTTTGCGTACTTTGCACAAACACGAGGCAACAACACTGCTATTAGGGAATATTTTTCTAATGATGACACGCTGACTAATGACGGTGTTGACTTAACAGTGCATGTAAATGAATACGTCCCTGATAAAGTATATCAAATATTACCCAATACTACGGAGGACATGTTGTTTGTTCTTGCTTCAGATGTTGCTGATAGTCAGACAGCGCCTTATTCCGTAGGGTCGGCAATTACTGCTACTAATGCAAGTAAACTTTACGTATATAAATATTTTAGACAAGATGCTGTAAAAAAAGTACAATCCGCTTGGAGCACTTGGACGTTCACCAATACTAAAATAGTTGGTGGCATGAGTATAGAAAACGTTTTGTATTTATTAGTGTCTGAAGGACAGACAACTAAATTGTGTAAAATAGATTTAAGCAACCCTGACGATACTACTATTGGTTTTAACCCGCACATTGATTTAAAAAAAGCGGTGACTGGTACATATTCATCTGGAACAGGTTTAACAACTTTTACATCCCCGTATGGTGCAAAGACAGGACTTATGGCAGTGAACGCAAGTACAGGAGCTGACTACACAGCAACCAACACGTCCGGTTCAACGTACACAATTGTTGGGAATCATACAAGTTTATTAATTGGTGTCCCTTACACTAGCACATATACAATGTCACCACAATATGTTCGTGAGACTACAACAAATGGTACTATTAGCATAACTACTGGAAGGTATCAAGTGCGAACTATATCATTTGATTATGAAGACTCATCATTTTTCCAAGTAGAAGTTACACCAGAAAACAGAGATAAAAACACTGCATTTCTAAATGGTTACATTGTTGGATTTACTGGAAAGATTGATATTCCACAAGCTTCCACAGGTACAATTAGAGTTCCAATTCAATGCAGAAACACTGATTACACTCTTGAAATTGTTAGTAGTTCACATTTACCAATGCACATAACAGGTGCAGAGTTAGAAGGATTTTATCATAGACGTTCCAAAAGGGTATAAATACACAATAGTAAAAGCTAAACCTAAACATGTTTGGCAACTGGCGCCTCACATGAGTCCCTTAGAAGTACGCGAGATATATTCTTGTGATGGAAGTACGCCACATGAAGCCTTAGCTTGGCCTTTAACACAGAAAGGTGCTATTACGTTTGCTGGGTTAAATCAAAACAAACAATGTATAGCTATGTTTGGAACGCGTCCAACGGAAATTCCAAGAAGCGGTGTTATATGGTTCTTAAGCAGCGAAGAATTAAAACAAAGACCTTTAACTGTAATGAAAATGTGTTATGAAACAGTGCCACAGTTAATAGAAGGTTATGATTTTTTACATAATTTTGTAGATAGCAGACACACACAAGCACGTAAGTGGTTGAAATTATTAGGATTTAAGGAACAAATTACAGTAACAAATTTAACGTCAGAAAAAGTACCGTTTGTACTAATGACTTATGAGGTGAATAAATAATGGGAGCAGCATTACCGTACGTAAGTTTTGCAATTAAAGCAGTTGGTGCAATTAAAGAACATAACGCCATAAATGCAGCTGCCAAACAACAAGAAGAATACAACCAAGCGCTCCGTAGAAATGCAGATGCTGCATTAATGTGGGACACACAATTAATTGAAGCAGAAAAATCAGATGCTAAATATAAAAAAGAGAGTGTGAAACGGGATAAGAAAAGGGACGCTATGATTGAGGAAGCTAAAGCGTTAAATATGGGTTTTGGCAACGCTGATAAAATTGCACAAACAATATTTAGTGATTTAGGTACAGACATGGAAAGAGTTAATTTTGAGTATATGAAAGATTTAAGAAAGAATTATGCACAATTTGACCAAGCAGTTGCTAGAAGAGATAGAGTGTATAACACGACAAAATCAAAACCAAAAAGCAGTATTTGGAATCTTGGTTTAGCTATTGGCGGTGCAGCAGCAGAATCAGCTTACATGCACCACGAGATGAACAGTTAAGGAGTTACAATGAGCGAAGAATATAGCAGTCAAATGACTAATAAGTATTATGGTGTAACCGATGTAGGTGCATCGTCTTCAAATACTGGCTCACAAGAAGCTAAAATGTTGGCTGATTCCTTAAAACAATTTGGGGCTTCTTTTGATAAAGCAGCAATATCTTACGTAACTACTCAGAAAAAAACAGCCGATGCAGATGTTAAAAATTTGTTGCTTACAAAGTCTCCTAGCGAACTACAAAAAGAATTAGAAGCAGGAAAACACCCGTCACTGCAAGGTCTTTATGCAAAAAATGTTGTTGAAAATAATATTGGAATGTATCACGGTGCTGACACGTTAGCAAAAATTAAAGAAGCTGAAGCTAATTATGATTTTACAACTGGTAATTATCAACAATTTCTTGAAGGTATAATAGATAATGAACAATTTGAAAATAAATCAGAAGGTTATAAAAAAGGTTTTAATGCTGTAGTTGTACCATACGTTTTATCACAAGAAAGCAAATATGCCCAACTTCTTGGTGTTCACACAAAAGCGGAACGTATGCGTAACCAAAGCAATGTTTTAGATACGACAACAACACCAGATGAATTTTTTGATACACTAAACAATTTCCAAAAAACATGGATAGGACCAGATGGTTCTCAAGAAATTTCATTAACGAATAAAGACTCTATTGATTTATTAGAAAATTATTTTTCACTTAAAGCTGATAACGCTATTTCGATTGCCGAGTTAGACCGTTTAGAAACTCTTTTAGTTGCGCAGCGTCCTACTAAAGATGGCGCAAAACTTCCGTCATTAATAGACACGAAC